GAGCTGCTGGAGCTGCTGGAACTAATGGAAGAGACGGGGCTGCTGGAGCTGTTGGAACTGCTGGAACTAATGGAACTAATGGGGCTGCTGGAGCACAGGGAGCACAGGGAGCTGCTGGAACTGCTGGAACTAATGGGGCTGCTGGAGCTGTTGGAGCACAGGGAGCACAGGGAGCTGCTGGAGCTGCTGGAACTAATGGAAGAGACGGGGCTGCTGGAGCTGTTGGAACTGCTGGAACTAATGGAACTAATGGGGCTGCTGGAGCACAGGGAGCTGCTGGAGCACAGGGAGCTGCTGGAGCACAGGGAGCTGCTGGAACTAATGGAACTAATGGGGCTGCTGGAGCTGTTGGAGCACAGGGAGCACAGGGAGCTGCTGGAACTAATGGAAGAGACGGGGCTGCTGGAGCTGCTGGAACTAATGGAACTAACGGGGCTGCTGGGGCTGTTGGAGCACAGGGAGCTGCTGGAGCTGATGGAAGACCAGGTCTTCAAGGAGATCCAGGACCACCAGGATATTGTGAGCCATGGCAGTGTGGTGGATATCTGCATCCATACACTACAATGGGTCATTATTATACAATGCGTGAAGATTTAACAGGACAAGAAGGTGTATCTTTAGTATTAAATGATGATGGGACAGTATCTAAATCGTCAATGAAAAATAGTAAAAAGGTAATAGGATTTTTAGGAGAAATAGTTTCTGGAAAAGATTCAATTACGAATACAGAACATCAACAAGTAGCGTGGGCGGTATCTATAGGAGATAGTTATCATTGGGAAAAAAAAAATACTGTGGACAATAACGGAAATACAATAACCACCGAAGTAAAAAAAGTAAATGGAGTAAAGGTTTGCAATGAAGGGGGCGACATAGAAATAGGAGACCTTTTAGTAACAAGTAGTAGAGCAGGATATTTTATGAAACAAAGTGATGATATAATTAGAAACTATACCGCTGCAAAAGCAGGACAAAATGTTGTATTTGGAACAGATGTAGAAAGAAGCGAAGTATATTGCATCATGATGTGCGGATAAACATGAGGTGTGTAAATTCAAATAAATTTATTGAATTTTAATATATATATTAAATTTAATAATATATATATCAACATGATAGTTGGACCATTAATGTGGTTAATGTTACATACAATAAGTGTAAAAATAAAACCTGAAATATATAAAGAAAATCAACAAGTTGTATTAGATTTATTCAGACATTTTTATAATATGTATCCTTGTAAATATTGCCAAAAAGATGCCATAAATTATTTAGATACTTATAAAAATAATTTAGAAACACAAGAAGAGTTCAAAGATTATGTATACAATTTTCATCATCATGTTAATGTAAAACTTTATAAAAAATATCATGACAAGACCATCTTAGATAAATACAATAATGTAAGTTTAAAAACAATATTCAATGTTTATTTAAAATACTGTAAAACATCTCCATATATAAAAGAAGATATAATAGTAACAGAATTCTTAGAGACAAAAATCGATTGGTTCTATTAAATATAAACAGGAAATTTATCAATATTTATAATTTCAGTTTTTGATACATTCTTAATACTTTTTTGTGTAACTTCGTATTGAGTGAATACGCGATGTTTGAGCTGCTGTGACGGGACTTTATTATGAACCGTTCGCGCAATCATTTTGTATAATTTAAAATCGGGGTATCTGTCAACTCCGTCCTTCTTGTACAAAATATTGCGTCCCTCGTCATCGGTTACCCAATCGACAATAAGGGATACCAATCGATTTTTTTTACACTCGCGCGCGACATCTTCCATATTTTCAATAAAAAAATCAAAGAGTGAGCAACCCAGTCTGCACAAATCGAAACTGAAATTCGGATGAATGCACGGTTTTTTTTCATTCAAATAGGGTTCGCAGTTATATTGCGTAGCAGCATCACCGCTCTTATGAAAACTATCGCTACAAACCAGAGTGGAATTAAATTTGTAAATTGACCGACCAAAATCAATAATTTTGAAAATTCTACCAAACGTCGGCACCTTGTAATATTTCTTGTTGAAAAAATAATAAATGTATTCTTTTTCTGTGTCAATAAACATGATATTATTTGTGTGCAAGTCGTTGTGCGTAAATGAAAATATTTTTTGATATGTTGCAAGTGTTATGACAATTTGCATTAATGCGGCTTCCCATTCTCCATCCGAGAGAATGTCATTTACCATTAACCAATCGAGCGTTTTTGTGCAACGTTCAAGCATAATGACTTCAACGGGAAATTTATAAATAACTGCATTCAATATTTCTTCTTCTTCATAGTTGTCTTCATCGTCATCATCAATTGTTTCGAATGTTGATTCTGTATCACCACTTTTACTGCTGTTGCTGTTGCTGTTGCTTTCATCGCTGTTGCTATTTCGGTCGCTCTCGTCGTCGCTTGAATGCGCATCATCATTGTCATTATTGTCATCATTGTCATTATTGTCATCATTGTCTGTGTCATTTGTTTGTATTGTTGTATGAGACGACCTCGAAGAACATGAAGCCGAAGATGATGAGGAATTACATGACGTGTTATTGATATTGTATTCTTCACTGCTTTCTGGATTGAAAATATGTGAATCGGCGGTTAGCTCGGTTAGTTCGGTTAGCTCGGTTAGCTCGTCGCTTGCATTCATTACATCATCAAGACATCCCTTCTCAAAATTGTCAACGTCAACATCAAGTTGAATATCTATATTTTTATTTTGATTTATATTCAATTTAGGATTACGGTTACGATTTTTAGTTTGTTTTTTCTTTCCATTACCATTTTTGTCGTCGTCATCATCGTCGTCATCGTCATCATCGCTACAATCTTCAAATACTGTTTCGTCAAACTTGAAAAGAGTCCCATTTTTTTCTTTAAAAAAATCATTCTTCATTAGGTAATCATAGTCATCAATAATATTAATTGTAAATTCGTCTTGAATTGCCAAGTATGCGCCGTAAAAATCAATACCATGAATAAATCCGTGAGTGTTTAATAACTGGCTCGATAAATAAGAAAAAAATCCGTCGACATATGCTGAATTATTGGTATCTAATATTTTATAATGGTTATACTTTTTTCCTTCTTCAACATTTACAGAAATTGCTGAATCAAAAGAAAATGGACTTGAATGAATGGATGGCAAACTTAATAAGGAATCTATAAAACATGACGACGAGCGGACTCCTCCCTCTGCTCCTCCATCCGCCGCACCGGCGATTCCCTTGAAATTATAATTGCCAGCTAAATATTTAATTGGGTCAAGTAATGGAGAAAATTTGAAAAATACTGGAGTAGTCGCACTTGCAGAAGCATCTTCTTTTTTTGGATTAGGATTCGGAAAAATAATTGCATTTCCACAATTTTTTGACACACAGTCATCACCTGGTAAAGCGGAATAAGCCAAGATTGTTTTGGCACTGTGTTGCTGGTTCAGGTTGATTGAATTATAGTTTGTGTCATTGAGAGAGAAGAATTTTGAATAAATTGGAATATAATTTTGACATTTTTTTAATCCCATGTGAGATATTTCTAAATCTTTAAGAATATTATCATTCTTTGGTTTTTGATAAAACAATTTAAATTTTAATTCATCATCCACTACACTTGTTGCGGATGTTGCATTATCAATAATGTGAATCACAGGAGGAATAGGAATAGACATAACAACGGTAAATAAATGAATAATTAAAATATTACTTTCTATAAATAGAAAAATACAACTATTTAAACTTATATTTTATAACATTTATTACATTTATTTATTACATTTATTTATTACATTTATTTATTACATTTATTATACTAAATTAAATTAGTTCAACACGTGCATTTTTTTTATTTTTACAGGATATATAGCACATTCATTCCATTTTTTAAACAACCATATTGAAATATGAATTTAGAACTAGGAAAATTTGATATGCGCTCCATCAGCTTTCGACCCGACGAAAATAAAGGTCCAGTCATTGTCTTAATCGGGCGACGTGATACCGGTAAAAGTTTCCTCGTTAAAGACCTAATGTATTACCACCAGGACATCCCCATCGGAACCGTCATTTCGGGAACGGAAGCAGGCAACGGATTCTTCGGAGAACACGTCCCGAAACTCTTCATCCATGACGCATACAACACCGCCATAATAGAAAATATCTTGAAACGACAAAAAGCAGTTCTCAAACAAGTTAAAAAGGAAATGGAATCATACAAACGGAGCACCATAGACCCCCGAACATTCGTCGTCCTCGATGATTGCTTGTTCGATAATAAATGGACCCGCGACACTATGATGCGTCTCCTCTTCATGAACGGCCGTCATTGGAAGATTATGCTGGTCATCACAATGCAATATCCTTTAGGCATTCCGCCAAATCTTAGAACCAATATTGACTACGTGTTTATCCTGCGAGAGCCGTACATAGGTAACCGAAAACGAATCTATGAAAATTATGCGGGCATGTTTCCGACCTTTGAGTCGTTCTGTCAGGTGATGGACCAGTGCACTGAAAACTATGAGTGTTTGGTGATAAATAACAATGCCAAATCGAATAAACTACAGGACCAAATTTTCTGGTACAAGGCGCAGCAGCACGGGCCGTTCAAACTCGGTAGTAAAGAATTCTGGGAGATGAGCAAGGATTTAAATTCTGATGACGAAGAAGAGTCATATGACCCGAAGAACATCAACAAAAAAGGAGCGGGACCTAAAATCAGTGTGAAAAAAAATAAATGGTAAATGCGTTTGCTTTTGTTTTTTAAAAGCAGAAGCAGTTTTTGCTCACGAAGGTTCGAGAGCAAAAACAAGTAAGTGGAGCAAATATATTTTTTTTTACGGTTGTTCCTGAAGGTTCAGGAGTAAAACAAATATTTATCATTAAAATAATTATTTGCTTTGCCGATAGGATGAGTAAACAAAAGGGAGATTATTCACGCGGAACCATAATAACTTAAATATTATAATTAAATGAACTTAAATAGATGGCGTAAATTATAGTATTACAACACCAAAGAAAATGGATATAGTAAAAGCATTCAATGCAAATGATTTGCATACAGAAATCATTATAAAAGGAACAATAGACGACCCACTCTTTCGAGCAAGTGATGTTGGAGTAGTACTAGATATAAGTAATATAAGGA